GCTACGCGCCGGTCGTTCGTTCCGGCGGGTGGTCTGAGAGCTACTACGACGCCGGCACGACGCTGCCCTACGTCCTGGCACGGCTGATGGGGCCGCGCGTGGACGGGCGGCAGCCCATAGGGCAGGCACGCGCCCGACTGCTCACCACACGCGCCAGTCTCATCGGGGCGCGAGTCTACGAGGTCGGAGTTGGGCGGGGCAATCTGTACCCGCTGGGCCTGACGGGCACCTACACGTACACCGATCAACCTCAGGCCGCGCTACTGTGCGCCACCACGCTGACGGCGACAGTAACGGTGAGAAGATTCACCATGCGCGGCATCCCGGACAATCAGATTCTGGAAGGGGAGTTTTCCCCATCGACGCAGTTCGCCAATGAACTGCTCGATGTTGATCGCGCTGTCCTGCATGATCTCCATCGAGATCTGCACCCACTCGGTATCGTATGCGAAGGCACCAAGGGTCATCTTGGTGAAGGTCGCGTCGACGCCAGCATCGTCGGTCATAGCCGTCGCTTCCGTGTGCTGCGCCACTGCAACAGCGGTGTCGTCAGTCTTGGGGAAGTCGAGCGGGTTGCCGCCGCTGGTGTTCAGCACGGTGCAGATGGCCTCGTCATACATCGGCCCCCACATCTTCATGGTCTTGTCGACCACTGCCGCCAGTTCGGTCGGGACGGTGTAGCCACCGGCGCCGGCAGTCGTGGACTGCGCGCGTCCTTCAAGCTTGGTCACGCCAGCCTTGAGCACAGCGCGCTCCTCGGCGGACAGTTCCTGCGGATCAAAGCCCGCGCGAGCCAGCGCAATGAAGGCGTCGCGATATTCTGGCGTGACTACTTCATCGGAGCCGCTGCCGGTTGCCGCCTGGTTGGGGCGGTTGGCTGCAGCGCGTTCCTCGGCGTCGCGTTCCATCCGGGTAACCCGCTCCTCGCGAGCAATGTCGGCTTCAACCTTGTCGAAGTCGGCCATGATGGCGTCGTGGCGCTGCTCCAATTCAGTGGCGCGGCTTTCGTCGGTGTTGCCCTTGATCTCTTCGAGGGCTTCGCGGGCCTGCGTTACGAGGCGACCGCGCTTTTCATGAAGCTCGGTGAGCGACATGGCATCTTCCTTTCGTGCAAAGAAAAACCCGCCGAGTGGCGGGTCTATGCAAGGTCAAAAGCCCCTTGCTTGGCCTCGGCGCGGTGCCGGAAACTCGTCAGATTCGGCGGAAACGCTGCTCCTGCTCTGCTTTCCGCTTCAAATAGCCAGCCTGATCATGCTGCTTGCGCTCGTCATCCTTGTGCGACTTTTCGTTGCGCGCATTTTCCAGCGATCGGAGCGCAATTTCGGTGTCGGGATAGGCGGGGAAGGCCACCGCAGAGACTTCGAACAGTTCCGCTTCCACGATGGTGCGGATCGGCATATCCTCGGTCATGTCCCAAATTTCAGTCAGGACGCGAAACCCGAACGACATGCCGGAAATGTCGCCGCGATCAAGCTGCACCGCCAAATCCCGCCCATCGGTGGTGTCGGGCAGGTCGATCTCGACGAATAGGCCCTTGTCGTCCTCATTCAGGCGCAACGTGCCGGAACTCGAACGGCCAATCACGCGGCCAGTGTCGTGGTCGACGAGCGCGCGAACATCGGCGTTCTTGAGGGTGCCAGTGAAGGCGCCAGGGGCGATTTCCTCTTCGAACCAGTCGCCGATCATCGTGCGGCTATTGAACAGCGCGGCGTAGCCACGCGCGACCTTCGCGCCATCATCCGCCCGCAATTCAGGGGCGGCATTCAGGGCGCGACGTTCCATAGTCATGCGCTCGTTCCTTGGTCTGTCGCGGGCACGGCTTCCGCTGGATTTTTAGAGAAGGGTCAACCGTTTTGCGCCCTTAGCGATATTGTCCACCGCCCACATCGGGCGCAGGTTCGTCAACGCCCACGCAGCACGGAAATCAGGGCAATTGGTTGTTTCGTAACTGAAACCCGAAAGAGGTAAGATATGGTCAACGTGCCATTCGCCGTAATTTTCCCAATTCATGCCCGGCAAGAACTGACGTTCGAGATGAACACGCAATTGTTCTGGAGAATATCCTAAAATATCAAATGTTCGACCGGACTTAGCGCGGCCTTTCATTGCAAAGGCAACCATGCGCTTAACATTGCCAGTCATGCGAGCAACAGGATCGCTCCTAATCCTTCGATGGCGTTCCCGCTCCAATTCCCGCGCTCGTTCGATGTTTTTACTGCGCCAAGACCCAACTTTAGCGCGCCGTGCAGCTGAAGCCTCCCGATACTTTACGCGCAACTTTTCGGCATTCCGAAGATACCATTCCCGCTGCATGGTCTTATGCCGGTCTTTATTTGCGTCAGACCAAGCCTTGTTCTGTAAAGCTTTGCTGGCCTTGTTCAGCCTGTAGCGTTCCCGCCCCGCTGCGAGTATCTGCTCTCTGCGCTCATCGTAGAGCTTGACCTGCCTCTCTCTTTCGCAAGTCTTGCATTCGGGGCGACGCCCATCCCGCGTTGATTTGTGTTTGTGAAAATCTGCTAATGGTTTGCGCTCTGCGCACTTGGTGCAAACTTTTGCATGCACTATGGCGGCTGTAGCCATGCGATCCTCCATTGATCGTTTTGGTCAGGGCCGCGCGGTGTTGGTAGCACCGTTGCGGCCCGTTATTCTAAACCGAACCCCCTCCATCCGCAATATCAGACGGCGTTTTATCCTTAGAATCTCCAGCCTTGTTAATTGGGATCATTGCTCCTTGAATATAAAGACCGTTGGCAACAGGATCTTTATGCTCTGGCAGACCCGCAAAGCTGCGCGCCTCGTTTGGTGTATAGATCGCCGACGCAACACCTGCATTCAAGGCATTCATTCTGGTGGCAAAGTCGCCGCGCAACAGACTGTCGACATTGTGCCGGACGTATCGCCGATTGTTGCGCTGCCCGAACAGCTTGAGGTTCATTTGCTGCTCAAGCTTGTTTGCCCAATGCGCAACCAGGTGCTTCACGAACGACAAGTCCTGATTCTCGGAGTTCGCAAAGTTCGAGTGCGTGAGATCCTGCAGAAACCACGGCGGGATGCCATAAATTCGAGCAATTTCCTCGACGGCGAACCGGCGAGCATCCGTCATCTGGCCCTTTTCAGGGTCGAAACCCACCGGCGTCAGTTTATGCCCCGGCGGCATCGGGAACAGCGGCTTGTCATCTGTCTTGGCCGTCTCGATCGCCCGATAAATGTCCGCCATTGCGCGTTTCATCGCCTCAGGGCCTTGCGGCAACGGTCCTTCAAGCGCGAGCGGCGGAACACCGCCACCAGCAAAGAACTTCGCGGCATAATCGCCCATCGCCATCGCGATCTGGACAGCCTTGGCCCCGATCGCGATCGGGCCATAGTGCGCCAAGCCATCAGCTCGCAGCATGAACGGCACATCAATGATGTCGCTGGCCGGGTAATCCTTGCCCGAGACATGGTAAGTTGTCCGGCCCATAGCATCGCGCTTCAATGTCACGCTGCTCGGGTTGGTGATCGGCCATAGCCCGGTGATGTTCGACCCTGCGCGCTCAATCCAGATCAGCCCGCGCCCGCCTGTGAAAACCTGCGTCCAGAAATACTCGCGCAGCCGGAAGCGATCCCACTCAGGGTTTGGCTCCTCCTCGATCAGCGTTGCCAGCCCGCCCGTAATGCGCTCCGAACCGGATTCGCTCGTGCGATGCAGTTGCTGTGTCAGGTTCGCGAGCGATCGCGACAGGAACGTGACCGAAGCCGCTACAGCGGGAACAGTGAGCGCGGTTTCGATAGTTACGGCAGGAAGCGCAGAGCCGCCAAGGCCAACGACTGTGCTCCAGTTAAAACCCGGACGTTCAATGCCGGGAATGTCCGATATGATCCGCTCCTCTGGCGGCTTGGGCCAGCCGAGGAAGTCCAACACCTTGCCCATTACGACGCCACCAAGCTGAAATTCGGGTCATCCCAGGGAGATGCGGGCGCATGATATGCTTCCATCGCCAACGCCGCCCCCACTGCCATGCCAACCGCCCCGGCGCTGTCTAGCTTGTAGGCTGCGCGCTCTTTCGCCAGCCAATAATTGCCCCATCGGT